TCTTATCCACAGATACTTACTGTATTCAGCGTGGTCCCAAAACCTACCCTTTGCTTCTAACAATATAGTTTTATCTTCTATTGTTTTGGCAAAGTCTACTTCGTAATCTTTCTTGATGATATACTTAATAGACTCATAGTGATGTTTCCAGTCTTGTAATATAGTTTCATGTAAGGTAACTTCCCACATGCTATCATATCCTTTAGGTATTCCTATCTTCTTTGGTCTCGGTTTACGAGGTACTCTTTTAGGCATTGATATTCTCCAGTGTTACATTGGGGTTACGTTTTACTTTTTTATAAAACCATTTTAAAGTATAAGCACTCATTCTAAATTGTCCACCTGCAAAGATATGTGTTTGCGTAGGTAAGAACTCATCTAGGTTTTGTCTCTTGATTCTATTAGGGTCTTCTCCATCAGGAACCATAGTTCTAATCCACTCAATTAGTAAGTCTTCTGCCCTACGTCTTAATTGTTTTGATCTTCTTCCACTCATATTTGTGTTACCTCAATAACTTTAGGGGGCTTAGGTGTCTGAGTTAAGTATCTCAATCCGTTAGAATATTTAAATACTCTTAAACCTTTACCTTCATTAGAATCTTTATGACATTCAAACTTATGCCTACAGTATACACACTCTCTAGCAAGTTGCATGTTACCAGACTTACCATCAGGTATAGGATTATAACACAGACTTGGTGGATTATCTAGCTTAATAGCAGCTTTAATATTTTTTATTTTACTTTTAATATTAGGCTTATCAAATTCATCAGGTCTGTACAAAGCTAACTCACCAGACTCTTTATTAAGAGCAAGGAATCCACCTTTGTTTGTGCCTTGTGCTTCTTCATATCCAGCAAGTTGAGCCATGTATCCAAACATGTCATTTTCTGCAAGAGTACCGTCTTTAAATTTCTTGAACGCATAACCAGAAGCAGTCTTAATATCTACAACCTCCCCATCAATAACACAGTCCATGTGTCCTTTGATTCCAGATACTTTGATTTCTTTTTGTTCATCAGTAACTGTATGTCCAGATAGCTTGATAAGAAATATAACTATCTCTTCAAGTAAATGTCCATATAAAAACTTAATGAATAAAGATGGTGGCATCCTTTCAGGAGTACCTTCTGACTTCATATCAAACCATAACTGTCGTGACTTCCTGCCTATGTTAGACATGCGTAAGGTTGCATCACCTCTTGGTTCAGGGTGAGACCACTTGTAAAGTATGTCTTTCATAGACTCACCGAACTGTTCTATGGTGTCCTCATCTAGGTCAATATGCTCACCATCAGCAAGTACACCTATCTTATTATATATATCTTCGACTAATGTGTCAAGGGTTTTCTTTGATTTAGCCATGTTTAAACGACCTCCATATTATTTATTATCTCTTTTGCTGTCTTTAAGTCTAACTTAAACCATTCGCCTTTACGTTTCTCTGCTTTCTTAGCACATAAAGTATGAGCTGTTTGTTCAGCAGTTCTTCTATCATCAAAGTATTTTTTAAACTTTAATTTAAAATCTCTAAGTGGACTAGATGTTTGATAACCTTTACATCTGTCCTCAGCATCAATAGCCATACCAATTTTAATCCAGCCTTTCCAAGCAGGGTTAGTTATGATATATACTTCTCCTTCTGTAGATGTTTCGTAATTCTGTAAAGAACTAAACGCAGCATCATCAAAACTTTTGTATCTTCCTGCTTTATAAAGTGGATGAGACTGTGGTACATATTTACCATTAACAAACATTCTTCTTTCATTTTTCCCTACGTGAGAAGACACTCTACGTCTTCCGTCTGCCTGACCTACATACCACCATTCACCATCTTCAAATCTTTTACTTGCTACTCTAGTATGTTTCATATGTTTCCAAAGACCTACATGACTAATATATCTGTTACTTTTTTCAGACAACCAAGAAGCTACTGTTCTTGTAGATTCTCCGTGTGTAACTTTATATTCTGCTTTTTTTAATAACTCTAGTTCCTCCTTTATAGGCTTAAGGTAACCACTTACTTCGCTTTCTTCGTAGCCAAAGTCAATAGTTGATGTTTTTCTTTTGATGTAATTGTTAGGTATATTAATGTGTTTCACTCCAGTTCCTCCCTACTTTGTATTCGCCATCTAACGGACAACGAAGATTATAAAACTTACCTGCCTCTATAATAGATTCAACAGCCATCTGTCCTACCTTGTTAGCTCTACATTCTGATACTTCTATCTGCCATTCATCGTGAATGTTAGCTACAAACTTATGAGGTGTACTGCTGAGATTTAATCTATTAGATAATATTTCTAAACCTTTCTTCATAACAATAGCACCTGCTCCCTGCAATAAAGTATTCAAAGCTGCATGATTGTTTCGTATAAAAAGCTTTCTACCATCTAACCCTTTAAGGAATTTTTTTCCTGCTGCTCTTGTAACTCTATCTCGAAGAGATTTAAATGCAGGGTTATTATCGAAGAAATATTCTCTAGCTCGTCTACCATCTGACGTATTTCCTTCGACCACTTTTCCAAGCTTCTCATCTCCTGCACCGTACATGAGTGCATAGATGAATGTTTTTGCCTGATTTCTTGATTTAAGTTTTGCAGCTTTTTGATTAGCTGTGTGTATATCTCCATCTAATATCTCCTTAATATAAGTTTCATCGTCCATGTAGTGTGCTAACATTCTAAGTTCTAGTCCACTAGCATCTACTCCGAGCAGTACGTTGCCTTCATCGACAACCCAACAAGCCCTACATTCTTTTCCATATGGACTGTGAACTGATGGTACTTGAGCCATGTTAGGATTTCTATGTGTCATCCTTCCAGTAATAGCTCCATTAGGTATGACAAATCCGTGTACTCTTCCATCGTCTTTAACAGCACTGACCCAAGAATCAACCTGTGCTATACGTTTCTGTATTAATAAAAAGTCTGCTATAAGTTTAGCTTCACGTATATGTGTAACCTCTGATAAAGTTTTCTCATCTACAATAGGTTGACCTGTAGGTGTAAATCTTTCAGGCTTCCACCCGAAATCAATTAGGTATTCACCTATCTGTTTACGAGAACCGAGATTAAAGTCTTGCAGTGTCTGTCTCATAAACGGTTCATAGTTCATGGTGTTTAAACACCTTTCATATTCATCATCGGTTAAGCCACGTTTAGATAGTTGCCCATCCTTTCTAATGTATGGAGTTACTAATTTAGTATCTACCCACTTAGGTTTAAAAGTATTATGAACTTCATCTTCTATCTGTTGTTTCTTTTCTCTTAGCTCTGCTAATAAAACTAAAGCTGATTGCATGTCAAACTTAAACCCATTAACTTCTTGTTGTTTAATAATCTTAGCAACTGCTTGTTCAAGATTAATACAACCTTTACTAAATCCTTTGGATTCATTACGTAAGTTTTTATATACTAAAGTATTTAAGGTTACATCACGAACACAGTACTCTAACATTTCATTAGAATAATTTTCATAGTCATCAAACTCAATCTTAGCAAGACCTAAACGGAAGCCCCAGCTTTCTAAGCTATGACCTCCATCTCGGTTAGGATTAAATAGTCTTGATAGTACAAGAGTATCTATTACTTCTTTCTTACTGAGATCAACACCTCCAAACTTTTGAACCATTGGTATGTCAAAACCAATAATGTTATGTCCAATAAGCCTGTCTGCTGTTGCAAGAAATCTATATCCCTCTTCTAATTTATGAGGAGGGAATTTAAATATCTTACCTGTCTCGGCATCTTGAGCTACAATACAATGTACAAGAGTTGCTTGTAAATCGTCTGTCTCAATATCAAATACTAAATCCATAATTAAAATGCCTCATCTGCTGACGGGTCAAACTCTATGTCCTCGTCTGTTAGCTCTGTTAATCTCCCTGTATCTGCATCATAAATAACTCTAGCTGCCATACCTACATCACCTGTGTATCTTGATTTAAGTACACGTAGTCTTGTAGTTCTAGCCTCATCAGGGTCATCTGATTGTTGGTTACGTTCCAATGCAATCACACAATCTGATAGTTGACCAATACTATTTGAGCCACGTAGGTGAGAGAGACTTACTTCAATTCCATTCTCATGTCCTTTGTTTCCATCGACACGTCTAAGATGAGACACAAGAATAATCCCTGCACCTGTCTCTTCAACTAAACTTCTAAGTCTAGTCATAATAGTATCAATGGCTCGTCTCTCATCACCTTCATGTACTGCACTTACTAACATGTGCAAGTGGTCTACTACCACCCACTTACAGTCGCAACCTATAATCATAAAGCGTAGCTTGGTAAAGATATCATCAATGTCGTTAGTACCAAAGTGTGAGTGAACCCATACTCTGTTCTTATTTTCACCATCGTACAAGATGTCAAACATCTTATCAAGTTCTTCTTTAGAAAACTTCTCACGTTCTTGATCAATGTATAACCTAGCGTTAGCTTCAATAGAAAGTATACCGTCAATGGTACGTCTCCAATCTTCTTCTAATGCTATAATACCTACGTTGTCCTGTGTTTGTTTCACAAGCCAATGCTCTATCTCTCTGGTTACACTAGACTTACCAAGTCCTGTTCCACCTGTAAGAGTTACAAGCTCACCCTGTCTTAAGCCATACAGCTTTTTGTTGAGTCCTTCATAAGGATAAGGTATGCTTTGTTTCTTCTCACGATTGTGAAACTTCTCACGTTGCTCTGTAACATTAATAACACCTGATGGTGTATACACTTTACTAGCCCACCACGCTTCGACAAAATCTTTATGTCTGTTCTCACGTAGCATGTCGTTAGGGTCTTTGAACCCATTGGGAAGTGTGAGTATCCTAGCCTTGCCGGGTTTAAACAGTCTTGCAACCTTTACAGATGCATCCTTTCCTGCTTTATCATTATCAAAAGCAACGATCACGTTTTCAAAGTCATCAAAGAACTCCAAGCTTTCTTTAATATCTTTGACTGCTCCCTGTGCACCACGCTTGATGGATACCACAGCCCACTTACTACCTAGTAGTTCATAGGCTGCCATAGCATCACACTCCCCTTCGGTCACGGTGACATACTTGCCACCCTTAAACAACTGCTGACCAAACAATCCTGTCTCATTATACGAACCATTAACAAAGAAATCTTTTTTATCAACACTTCTTATTTTTGTAGCAGAGATTTCATGTCCATTGTAATATGGATACATGTGCTTAATAACCTTACCTTGTAGATCATGGACTACCTTAACACCAAACTTCTTAGCAGTATCTTGAGAGATACGTCTATCAGTTAGTGTAGAGAAAACTCCTGCATCTATATTATCAGGTTGTTTAAACGCTGTTTGATTTGTTGTTGTTTGTTGTACCATATCTTTTCCTTCACATGAATTATTATAGTTAGGCATAAATTCTCCACAACTGAAACACTTTGCTGAACCATCTGCGTTGATAGAACATGCATCACTGCTATTGCAAAGTGGACACGGTTGATGTAACTTATCCCAAGTTTTGTTTTCCATATTAGCCCTCACTAACGGTTATTATTTATCTGACTTACTAGCTACTTTTGATTCATCCTCAATAGTCTCAGGGTCATCGCCAACGAACTGCCCTTTATCATTTCTGGCACGTTCTGTTTCAACGATTGCTTCGTCTCTATCTTTGAGCAACTCTTCTAAGTTAGCTCGATGTGTACGACTTGCAAAGTCTAAAGCTTCTATGATAACTTGTAAGTTACCTACTTTCTGTACGATAACAGTAGCTTCTTGCTTTACAGTATCATCGCTGATGTTGTTTACATCAAACGATGTGTTACCATCGTCATTGTTAATAGTAATAATCATAATTAAAACTCCTCGTTATCTGCATCAGGTTCAGAATACTCTACTAACTTATTAACTTTAACAGCTATTAACTCAGCAAATGTTCCGTACTTACTTGAATAAGGTTTGAACTTAACCTTAACTTCAGAACCATTACCAACTGATACATCAAGTTTATTACCGTCAGCATCTACTAACAATGGAGCAGGATTAACTCGACCACCTGATTCTACTTTTCTTCTAAAAGCAAATGCAGGTTCTTCAAATTTATTATTACCAGCTCTATCTTTCACTTGAGATAGTCCAAGACCTTCCAACCTATCGGCTGTTTCTTGGTCTGTTAAGACTGTGATCTCATACTTAGGGTCACCAAAGTTTGCGTTAGGTGTGCTAACCTTAGCCCACATTGACCTACCTTCTATATACTCATACATAAGTTTCCTCCTTTGTTGTATTAAGTTTGTGCATTATAACATACTATAATCATAAAGTAAAGTATTATTTTAATTTATTTATTAATGTGTTTAAACGGAGTCGGTTCTTATTGCACAAAGCACCGAAAACTTGCTCAACTTCTGTTGAATACCAAGGACTAAAGGAAGTTACATTTGAGGGCTGTCCCTTAGTATGCTTAATCAAGAGTTCTAATCTCAGCTAGTATCTCCTCCCAAAAGGTAAGAGGTGTACTAGATAATGTTACCTTGAATGTATCGTCTAACTTTTCAACAACGTGCCCAACGTTTAGGTTGTTTACAGTTAGGTACTCACCAAATCTTCTGTACTCATCACGAGTTAGAATCTCTGTATCGTACTGTTCTCTTTCTTTTAAATACATAAGGTGACATTATAACATGAATAGAAACTCTTGTCAATACTTAATTTCAAAATGTTTAAACAGCTTCCTGTGTTGTCCACCATATAGGCTTAGCTCTATTGCGTTCCCATTTGGCATAGTGTTTTTCGTTAATGCAGTAATCACGATAAGCAATGATAGCATCCTCATTCTTATACTCCTCAGGCATAGCCTGTGCTAGTGGTGTCATACTTGTATGTGTAATATTATCTGGCATCTTGCTCAGTGGTTCTTCTAACTTAACAACACTTGCATGTTTCCTACCGTACCTATACTCATACTCAAGTCCTAGTGCAAGGAAGTGGCGATATAACCATGAGTAGTTAGAGCTAGATTCTCTAGCCCATTTAGTACATGGGTGGTTCATGTATGCTTGTTTGTATAACCCATTAGCATCTGCATACTCGTCACCATCTAACAACCTGTGTGCTGTGCATAACATCTGTGCTGTTTCAAGTGGCATCTTCACCAGCATCTTATCAGGCTGTGCTTCTGCTGATATAGTTGGACATTCATCAAAATAAAATATGTTCATTCACCACCTTCAATTTTTAATGCTTCATTAAGATGATAGAGTAAGTCTGATATGGCATGTACATCTTGGATATCTATACCCCCATACTCAAACAAACTGGTCAGACCACTTTTAGATTTAGCATAGTTCTTTTTAATCCATTCTAAATGTCTTGCTGGAATTTTAATTGTTATTATTTTCTCGTTCATTTACCTTGCCCTCGATATTGTTTAAACGATGCCTTCTTGTTTTTATTCATGGTAGAGTAGGCAACATTACCTCTACCTTGACTTGTTTTCTTGCCTCTGCCTTGTGTAGCAGGTACATGAGTAGTTTTGTTCCATGTCTTAGCCATTGATACATGTCCTCCACTCTTTGTAATCTACTTCTTGTGGATAAGCTTTGAACAGTTTATCTCGACAAACTTCATAGCTTTGTCCTTTCTGTTCTTTAACTTCTTCCACGATAAATACTACATTCATTAATGTTAAAGCCACCATTAACCCAATTCCAAATCCAAATATTTCACCTTTCATAATGTTCCTCTATCGTTGCTCTGCGTTTATCTCTGTACTCTGTAACTCTTCGACCATCTGCATAGTCAACTATTTGTTTATACCATAACCCATCTTTGTACCTAGTGTCAATACCTACAACTCGTTTAGCTTGTTTTTCTAACTCAAGTATTTCTCTTTGCTGTTCAACAGCTTCATCATGCTGTGTCATTTTGTTCCCTCTCTTTTTTAAGTTCCATCAACTCATCCCATTTGTAAAACTTCTTAGTCTCTGCATCCCAAAAGTTTCCACGCTGTGCAGTAGTTGGGTAGTGTGGTTCTATCTTTTCCTCATCTACCAAGTACATGTACAAAACTGTTGTCGTTAATAATGTAACAACACCTACTACTATTAATATAAATTCCATAATTAACCTCCTGTTATATAGCCTTTGTAAAATTACTAGAGCTTATGATCTGTTTAAACGATACCCCTAATAGTTTATGAATCCTATCCTCAAACAAACTAACGTGCCTAAGTATTTCTTCTTGTTCTTTATGTGTAAAGTTTTCAAAGTCCTCATCCATATGAACATTAGGGTCATCAAACAACCTCATTAAGTAATCTGATACTTGATGTTTAGCATAAGTCTTAGCTGTTACTTTTTGATTTTGATATTGAATCATATTCTTCCTCCATTTTTTTAACATCTTTATCCACTAGATAATCAAACTCATTAGGTCTTGTAACT